GGTGAGATCTGAATCTACGGCAAATGAAGGAGTATCTTTCAATATTGTTGAGAAATATTGTCTGAAGGATGTTGGAGTGGATGGTGTTGCACTATTGGTTGAAGCTATTGCAGAGCATGGCAGGAGGACCATAACGTGTAACATCACGCCCGTTGACATGGCGATGCGCATGGATGAAGTGCCAACCGTCGGTCAAGTAACACCGAACACAGACGATGGCGAAGTGCGGGGTCAACGACTGGGTAAGGCGTCACCAATTGATGGTGGTGTCGTGCCGAATAGATCGTTGAATAATGATTTGGCTTGCGTGAGCGGTCGGGTCACCAACCTGCAGAAAATCGCTAAGAAGACAGTTGTGAGCTCAGAATTGAAGCGGGACATGGACGAATTTCTTGATTTGCTGGGGTTGCCAGAATTGCAACCCACCGGTATTGAGACTGTTAAAGAACGACAGAACAGACCAACCCAACGCGAGTTGATCACGCAAGCCGAGCCGTGGTTAAATGAGCATTGGGCGACAAAAGGGATTAAGGCGTTTCAGAAAGATGAATCGTATCCAGATAGGAAAGATCCCCGGAACATATCAACAATTGACACTGTAACGAAAGTGTTGTATTGTTTTTACATGTACCCTGTCATGGATCATGTGAAGACATATGGTTGGTATGCGTTTGGTCAAACGCCCAAAGTAATTGCAAGCAAAGTTGCAACTACAACAACGGGATCGTTCGTGGAGACAGACTTTAGCCGGTTTGACGGAACACAGAATAGTGCGACACGGTGCTTGGAGGAGAAATTCATCAAGCGTGTGTACAAGGGTGAAAATGCGAAAGCATGTTTGCACTTGTGGAACTTGGGTCGTCGTTGCCCAGCCAAAACAACGAATGGGGTGAAATACAAGACAGGAGATTCCAGACTGTCAGGTTCACCCGAGACATCCGTGTTTAACACGTTGATAAATGTTTTCATTTCGTGGAAAGCGTTAAAATCAACGGGTTTGACGGGGCAGGCGGCGTATGATCGCTTGGGGAACTATGGAGGAGATGATGGAATCACCCCATGGGATAAAGACCCCCAAGATTTTTCGAAGAATGCACAAGAATGTGGATTGGTTTTAAAATGTGAAATCAAACACAACTATGCAGGTTTTCTCGGACGGATCTACGTGGATGGCCAGCATTCAATTTTGGATGTAAGACGACAGTTGAGCAAAATCAACATTGTTGTTGGAAGCACCAAAGGAGTGCCAGCGATGGTTCATGCTTGGAACAAGTGGAATGGTTTGTTGATTACAGATCCTAATACACCGATTGTCGCGGACATATGTCGGGCAGGTATTAGAATTTTGTCGACGGAGAAAACATTCAAGGTTCCAAAACGCAAGGACAAAAACAAGAAAAATGAGATTTGGTGGTCAGAACATGAGTTGAGTGACCAGTTTCCTCAGTTGAGTTATGATGATAACATTCAACATGTCTTGTCTTTGTTGGGGCAGAATCGCGCGTGGTTTGACGCTTATAAACTTAGCATTGACAGTGCGCAAACAATGGATGAATTGTTTGCAGCAACACAGATTTGTTAAGTTTGTGCCGGGGGCAACACAAGTCAGCATGGCTTGACGGGTTTAACGATCCCGCCCTTAATTGTGAGTGTGTATGACGGAATTGATGTACTGTACATGCTGGACCCCTGACTTGGGTCCTTAAATATAAAGATGGATTATTGTGATTTAGCTCGGCTGCTATATATCATGTTGTCAAAGAAAGAATTTTTGTCACAACCCAAGTATCGCACTTTGTCATCCAAGGATAAAGAAGCGCGGTACAAATCATACATCCAAAGCCAGAAGTCGACCACAACTCGTGTGTCAAACTCGCGTCCCAAACAGAAAGTTGCTATGTTGCCATCAGATCGATGCTTGGCTGATTACGCACAACTGCTTGCCAATCCTTTTGTGGAGAGTGGACATTGCTTACCGATATTCCCAGCTAAACGCTCGAAGAAATTCAGCACGTATTGTCGTGGTGTTCGAGTCGTTGTAGGTGTGGATGGATACGGTTTTGCAATGATCGCACCCCACGAAGGTGTGTGTTACAACGGTGACCCCGTG